ACTATTCACTATAAGGAGAAACATGAAAACAAAGAAGCCAAACATAGACTGGTCATTAACGACTGAAGTAGTTGGAGTTGCCCTAGCGTCATATGGCCTATTCTTAATTTTTCCTCCTGTTAGTTTCATCGCACTTGGCGGATTTTTAATCTGGGCTACGGAGAAGGAATAACATGACAGCAGGTATATACAATTTCACAATTGACCAGGGTGCTCAATACACTACTCAAATTATTTGGGCAGACAGTAGTGGCAATCCAATTAACTTAACTGGTTATACTGCTGCTATGCAATTAAGATTGCAGGCTGCTTCTCCAAATCCTTCTGCTTTAAATTTAACCTCTTCTAATGGAGGAATTACAATTACACCACTTGCTGGAGAGATGGATATTCTTATGACTTCCGCACAAACAGGGGCTCTTGATCCAGGATTTTATGTTTATGATTTAGAAATCGCTCTTGGCTCAGTTGTTACAAGAATAATACAAGGACAGATCACAGTATCTGCACAGGTGACTCAATAATGGCTGCTAATAAAGTTATAGTAAATACAAGCACTAATCAAGTAACAGTTCTTGATGGACCAGAAGGTCAAACAGGCCCAACAGGTTCTACAGGAGCAACTGGTAGTACAGGACCAACTGGTCCTACAGGAGCAACTGGTATAGGTGCTACAGGTGCTACAGGACCTACAGGTCCAACAGGCGTTACAGGAAACACTGGACCAACTGGCCCTACTGGAGTTACAGGAGACGCAGGAGTTACTGGCGACACTGGTCCTACAGGTGTAACTGGCGACACAGGTCCTACAGGACCAACTGGAGTTACTGGTGATGCAGGTGTGACTGGTGATACTGGACCAACAGGTCCCACAGGAGTTACTGGAGACACTGGTCCAACAGGACCAACTGGCGTTACAGGAGTTACTGGCCCTACAGGTGTAACAGGAAATATTGGTCCTACAGGACCCACAGGAGTAACAGGTGATACTGGACCTACAGGTCCAACAGGAGTCACTGGAGATACAGGAGCAACTGGCGTAACTGGAGACACAGGTCCCACAGGACCTACAGGTGTAACAGGAGACGCAGGAGTTACAGGAGCAACAGGTGTTACAGGAGACACAGGTCCAACTGGACCTACAGGAGTCACTGGTAATACAGGATCTACTGGACCTACAGGAGTTACAGGCGATACTGGTCCTACAGGACCAACAGGTGTTACTGGAGACACAGGTCCTACTGGTCCTACAGGAGATATTGGTCCAACAGGACAGACTGGCCCTACAGGAGCCACAGGTGCTGACGGTGGATCAGTAAACTATTATGATTACCAAGCAAAGACCACAATAACAACAGGAGATCCTGGTAATGGACATGTTATTTGGAACAATGCAACACAAGTTTCTGCAACACAAATCAATGTGAGCCACATAAATCAAGACGGTATTGATATTGATATCTTCTTAGCATTGCTAAAGACAAACGACATTATAGTTTTGCAAGATGCAAATGACTCTAATAACTATCAGCAGTGGACTATCTCTGCAACACCAATTCCTCAAACAGGATACTTTGAATTACCTGTAACACTGAATACATCAGGTGGAACTGGTACAACTAACTTTTCTAACAATCACAACTTAATATTTGTAGTAACTGCAGCAGGAGTCGTTGGACCAACAGGTGCCACAGGTCCCATTGGTGCAACTGGAAGTACAGGACCTACAGGAGTAACTGGAGACACTGGGCCTACTGGCCCAACAGGTGTTACAGGTAATACTGGTCCCACAGGACCAACTGGTGTTACTGGCGATACTGGACCAACTGGTGTAACTGGTGATACAGGCCCTACAGGGCCAACTGGTGTCACAGGAGATACTGGTCCCACTGGCGTTACTGGTGTTACTGGAGATATTGGACCAACAGGTCCAGCAGGTGCTACAGGAGTTACAGGACCCGTTGGTGCAACAGGTTCTACTGGTCCACAAGGAGTCACTGGTGTAACTGGAGACACTGGGCCCACAGGCCCTACAGGTGTAACTGGTGATGCTGGAGTAACTGGAGACACTGGACCTACAGGTCCTACAGGTGTAACTGGTGATACAGGACCCACAGGTGTTACAGGAGATACTGGACCTACAGGTCCCACAGGCGTAACTGGTAATACAGGCCCTACAGGGCCAACTGGTGTCACAGGTAATACTGGTGCAACAGGAGTTACAGGCGATACTGGTCCTACAGGACCAACAGGAGTTACAGGAGACACTGGACCTACAGGTCCAACAGGAGTCACTGGAGATACTGGTCCTACAGGACCAACAGGTCCTCAAGGAGTAACTGGTGATACTGGTGCTACAGGACCTACAGGCGTAGGCACAACTGGTGCTACAGGACCCACAGGAGCGACGGGACCTGGAGGATCTGACTTAACAGCAGGACCAATAAGATCTGTATCAGGTACATCAAGTATTAATGCACAAACAGGTACAGGTGAAGTATTTGTAATGAATGATGGTACTCCAAACATTCAATCAGCAGTAGTTATTGAAGCAGGATCATCTTCAGCAATTAAAATTGGTGTTGGTCTTACAAGAACACTATTTGGAAACATTGCTATTGGTAATACAGAGACTCTTGAGTCTGTTACTACTGGTAATCAAAACTTTGCTCTTGGATCTCGTGCATTGCAAGAACTTACAGATGGTGGAAACAATGTAGCCATTGGTGCTGACTCTATGAGATTTGGTACATCAGGTAATGACAATGTTGCAATTGGACCATTCACCTTGACGGACAACACTACTGGTAACAACAATACTGCCATTGGTGGATCATCATTAGAAAATAATACAACTGGTGGACAAAATGTTGCCATTGGTGGAAGTGCTCTTTCTGCTAATACTACTTCAAGTGGTCAAGTAGCAGTTGGTTTTCAGGCCCTTCAAAATAATACAACAGGACAAGTAAATCTTGCTGTTGGTCTTCAAGCCCTTCAAGATAATACAACTGCCAACTATAACCTTGCTGTTGGAAGTGAAGCACTTAAGGATAACACTACAGGTATTCAAAACCTTGCAATTGGATATAGAGCCTCTGCTGTACAAACTACAGCACAAGACAATGTTGCCATAGGAATTCAGGCACTTGAAAATAACACTCAAAGCAATATGATGGCTATTGGAAAAGAAGCACTAAAGGCTAATACAACAGGTGCAAACAATACAGCACTTGGCTGGAGAACCCTTGTTGCAAATACTACTGGATCAGGCAACCTGGCTATTGGTGCAGGAGCACTTAGTTCTAATACAACTTCTAATAACAATGTTGCTATTGGAACAAGTGCACTTGGTGCTAGTACATCAGGCGAAGAAAATGTTGCTATTGGTGGTTCTGCTCTTGAAGATAATACTACTGGTGACTATAATATTGCTATTGGTGGAAGTGCTCTTACAAATAATACAACAGGTGCTTCTAATGTTGCAATAGGATTTAGAGCCTTAGCAACAAGTACAACACAAAGTGGTAACACTGCTATTGGTGCAAATGTTCTGGAGTATACTACAGGACAAGGAAATACTGGAATTGGTCAAGGATCGCTGTATCTTAATACAACAGGAGCAGAAAATGTTGGTATTGGTCAAAGTGCTTTGGCAAACAATACAACAGGTAGTAGCAGTATTGCTATTGGTAACTTTGCTCTTAATGCTAATACAACAGTAAGTTCACAAGTAGCAATTGGAGGTGGTGCACTTAGACTTAATACTACTGGTGAAGGAAATCTAGCAATTGGCGAGGGTGCACTTGAACTTAATACTAGTGGTAATGTAAATCTTGCCATTGGTACTGGTGCTCTTGTTGATAATACTACTGGTGGTAACAATGTTGGTATTGGTTTTGCTGCTCTTGCAAACAACACAACTGCCAACTATAACCTTGCAATTGGAAGTCAGGCACTTCAAAACAATATTACAGGTGCTTCAAATATTGCTATTGGTTTTTCAGCCCTTCAAAATAATACAACAGGTGGCAATACTGCAATTGGTGCTAATGCAGGACAAAGCAATACAACAGGATTAATAACAGCAATTGGACAAAATTCTTTGAATCAAAATACTACAGGAACAGGTAATACTGGTATTGGTCAAGGTACTTTGCAGAATAATACAACAGGAAACTTTAATATTGCTATTGGATTCAGTTCTATGCCATATTCAACTACTGCTACTGGTAATAATGCCATTGGTGCTACTTCCCTGCAAAATAACCTAACAGGTAATGGTAATGCTGCTAATGGCCAGGCAACTTTGTATTCAAATAGAACTGGTATTCAAAATACTGCAATGGGATCTCAAACAATGAGATCAAATGTTGTAGGAAATCAGAACACAGGAATTGGTAGAGAAGCACTTAGAGATACAAGTTCTATCATAGCCACACTTGGAACAATTACTCCAGGTAGTGGGTACACAAATGGAACTTATACTGGAGTTACTTTATTTCCTGATAATGACTCATGGTGGACTTTCCCAACAGTAGACATAGTAGTTGCTGGCGGAGTTGTAACAACAGTTACTTTAGTTAATGCTGGAATTGGAATGGTAGTAGGAGCAGTTCTTGCTATTGATACATCAGTGGCACCTGCAGGATTGTTGACGGGATCAGGATTTAGTATACCTATTTCAACTGTAACCACAGGTCAACACAATACAGGTCTTGGATATAGAGCAGGAGCAGGTAATATAACAGGTAATCGTAACCTATTCCTTGGATATAACGCAGGTGTAAATGAGACAGGCGATGATAATCTATATATCTCTAACTCAACTACATCAACACCTTTAATCAAGGGTAAGTTTGACTCTTCAGGTGGAAATGCTGGATCTGTACGAGTTTATGGTGATTTGCAACTTACTACAAAGACTCCAGCCTCAGCAACTGCGACGGGAACCGTAGGAACAATTACATATGATAATGACTACATATATATCTGCATAGCAACTGATACTTGGAAGCGAGTAGCAATAAGCACATGGTAAAATTAACTAAGGGAAAAGGGTAATCAAATGAGTCTATCTAAAAGACTAAAGGCATCTGGTGAAGCCAGAGATATGAACAGTCAATATATTCTTCCATTGATTCCACCTCGTCCTTTGTTTGGTGTAGCCAATACAGGCACATATGTTGATACAGAGTCTGCAATTCGCACATCTACAGTTTATGCATGTGTAAGATTACTTGGAGATACTATTTCTTCATTGCCAATGGGTGCTTATGTACGCAGAGGACGCAATCGTTTATCTTATGCATCAGTTTATGGAGATGTTCCAGCATGGATTAATACTCCAAACCCAGAACAAACAAGACTAGAATTCATTGAGCAAGTAATTACTTCTATGCACCTACATGGTAATGCATTTATTTTGACGGTACGAGATGATAACAACGAAGTAACAGAACTATATGTATTAAACCCAAATGAAGTAAGAATTGAAAGACCTATTCCAGGAGAACCACTTGTCTACAGAGTTAAAGATATAGACAATGCTATGTACGATCAAATTTTAACAAGTAACGAAGTTCTTCATATTCCACTATTTAGAATGCCAGGATCATATTATGGCTTAAGCCCAATTGGTGCTTGCCGTATGTCTGTTGGTATTGCACAGGCTTCTGATACATATGCTGCCTCATATTTTGGTAACGCTGCTAATCCTGGTGGAGTTATTGAAGTTGCAGGAGAATTAAACTCAGAACAAGCAGCAGATATTGCTCGTAATTGGCAAGAATCACACTCAGGTCCATACATGGCAGGTAAAGTTGGTATTCTTTCTGGTGGTGCAGCATTTAAGCCACTATCACTCAATGCACAAGATGCACAACTACTTGAAGCAAGAAAGTTTAATGTTGAAGACATTGCAAGAATCTTCCGTGTTCCACTGACACTACTAGGACACCCTGTTGCAGGTGCTATGTCCTACTCATCTGTAGAAGCACAGAACCTTTCATTTGTACAGTATTCATTGCGTTCATTGCTAGAGCGTTTGGAACAAGCACTATCTCCACTACTTCCTGAGTCAGATGGATTTATTAGATTTAACCTTGATGCACTTTTGCGAGGAACAACAATAGAACGCTTTGACGCATACACAAAGGGATTAAGAGAAGGCTTCTTATCACTAAACGATGTACGCAACTACGAAGACTTATCATCACTTGGTGATCCAGGAGATCAATACAGACTTCCTCTACAAAACATTGATGCTTCACAAGCACCACTTGTTGGAGATAAGATGAAGGCTGAAATTGCCTCTATCTTGGTCCAGGTTGGATACAATCCAGATGATGTGGCTAAGATGCTAGATATCTCAGAACTAACTCACACAGGATTGCCTTCAGCACAACTACAGCAAGTATCCTTAGTTGATCCAACAGATCCAAAGGCTGCTTACAGTGATGAGGTCAAGGAATAATGCCTGTAGACAATGTTCCAGAGTTCATTAAAAATAATGCACAAAGAGGATTGGACTATTTGGGAGAAGGTTTTGGTGGCGACGGTCTAACTGAAGGTACCAAGAGAGCAGCAAGAGAGATGGCAGCAGGTCGTATCTCTGATGATAAAGTAAGAAAGATGGCTCCTTGGTTCGCAAGACACAAGGCAGATGGACAAGCACCACAGAACAAAGACTCTTCAGACCCAGGATATCCTGGTGCAGGATTAGTTGCTTGGCTGCTTTGGGGTGGAAATGCAAACTTTGATGATGCTGCTCAGGACTGGGCACAACGCCAAATAGATAAATTAGATAATGAAACTAATAAAGCAAGGAGTAAGATGAAGAAGACAGAACGCCGTACCTTTACGGTCAGAGACATAGAGGCAAGACAGGCAGACGACGGTACTATGCGTATGGCAGGTTATGCTGCTGTGTTTAACGAAGCATCTGTTCCTCTGCCATTTATTGAGAAGATTGCTCCTGGAGCATTCAGAAAGACACTATCTGAGACACCAGATGTTCGTTTATTGGTTAACCACGAAGGATTACCTATGGCCAGAACCAAAAACGGTACAATGAGATTGTCTGAAGATGAAAAAGGACTATTCTTTGAAGCAGAACTAGCAAACACACAAGAAGCAAGAGACCTATATACACTTGTTGAGCGTGGTGATGTTGATCAAATGTCGTTTGCATTTAGAGTTATCCGTCAAAATTGGAGCAAAGACCGTTCAGAAAGAACCCTTACTGAGGTAAGCCTTTCTGATGGAGATGTATCAATCGTCACATATCCTGCATATACTGCAACTTCTGTAGAGGCCAGAGAATTAATTAAGAGAGCAATGTCTGAAATAAAAGCGGGAAGAGAAATAACAGGCGAATCACTATTAGTATTAAAGCAAATCTTTGGAGACTTATCTGAAGGTCACGACTACATCATGAAGGCAGTAGAAGTAATGTCTATGCTGTTTGGAGATGGCGAAATGGAAGAAGATTCTACTTATCCAATGCTTGAGGTTGAAGAAGACGAACTAGAAACAGAAAGCCGTGAAAAGGTAGGAGATTTTGTTCGTTGGAATTCATCTGGTGGCATTGCAAGAGGCCGTATTGAAGAAATCAAAACAGAAGGATCTATTAATGTTCCTGACTCAGATTTCAGCATAGCAGCAGAAGAAGGAGATCCAGCAGTTCTTATTCGTGTATATAAAGAAGTAGAAGATGGTTGGGTAGCAACTGATACTCTTGTTGGACACAAAATGTCTG